GCCGAGATCTTCGATCTCGCCCACCTGCACGTACGTGTCGGCTTTGTATTCGGTTTCGCTATCAGCACCGGTCTTGCCGCCGATGGCAAGGCGGCAGCCGGCGGCTGTATTGAGGTTGTCGTCGGCCATGGGGGTTCCTCCAAAGGCACATTGGATAAAAGCCGCGGCGCGGCCGGTAGGTAGTTCAGTGGGTAGTGATCACGCGGACGGTGATCGAGCCTTGGTATGTAATGCCGTCGGCGTCGCGCTGGGCGTCGGACTGTTCGACCCGGACGGAAACCGCGCGCCCCACCTCCAGCGGCAGCCGGCGCTCATCGAGGGCGGCGATGACTTCGCCGTTGATGCGCTTGACCTCGGCCTGGCCCACTGCATCGGACCAGACCGACAGGTACAGAAGGCGCGTTTCGCGCTTGCGGCCCGAGATCGGGCTGCTGTTGACCGAAACCTCTCGATCGATGGAGACGTACGGCATTTCGGCGTTCAGCGGGGCGCCGTCGTATATCGGGCAGCTAACCTCCGCCTGAAGCCTGGCAAAGATGGCCTCCTGCAGGGCCAGAGATGGATCAGCCATTGCCTACCCCTTGGCTCGCCTTGCGCAGCGTGCGGTTCACGGCGGCTTTGATGTCAGCCATGACGTACTCTCGATTGACCTGGATGGAAGGCCGCAGCCAGGGGTGAGCCGGCCTAGCCGGGATATCTGGGTACTTGCCGAAGAAGTGGGTGCCATCACTTTTGTTGGTGACACGCCGGTTGCGATCACCGGCCCGCTTGCCTCCGGTATAACCCTTGGTGCCGTATTCGATGAAGCGCAGGTAAAAGAACCGCCGGTTGTCGCGCTTGCCACGGATGCCGATCTGGGCATCTAAACCGCTGGGCGAAACGTAAACCCTGAGCGCGGCAGCAGCTGCTCCGGTGTCCTTGGGCATCAACTCACGCTGGGTTTCCAGGATGCGGTTCGCCGCCTCTAGCATCGCGGGCTGCAACTCGTTGTCCATCGTCTTGTGGATGTTGCGCAGCGTCCGGCGTAGCCGGATGTCACCGCGAAGGCTCGACCGGCGCGCCATACCCTACTCCTTGGCCGGATCAGCCTTTGCGGGCTTCGCGGCCTTGTCGGTGACCGCTTCGGCGTACCCCCGGGCAATCAGGCCTTCGCCATAGGCCTTGTCGACCTCGAACTCTTCGCCCTTCTCCCGCTCACCGGATGCGCCCGTCAGCGGGCCCAGTGCTCGAATTTTCATGATTCACCTCATGGGTTAGGTACCGATGAGCAGAGAAGCCTCATCAAGGAGTTTTCGTTATCCGGCAGAACGGCCTCAACCTGGTAGGTGATCCCCCGCCGTGTCAGGCGCGATCCTGCGACGATATCTGGGCGCGGCCTGCCGATGATTTCGGCGGTTACAACAGCACTCAGCTTTTCAGCAACCGCAATGACCCGACCGCTTGGGGTACGAATCTCACCCCACATTTCAGGGCGAGCAGCTGGCAGCCACGTCACTGTGGCGCCCCCGGATTTATTCCTCTCCTCGTGTCGATGAGCCACCTGCAGCCGATGACGCAGCGGACCGGCCCTCATATGCCCCACCCGATACGATGCGGCGTCAGGAGCGCCTTCGAACCTTGCGGCAGTTCGGTGGCGATGGTCCCGATCACGACGTCCTCGCGGTTGGCGTAAAGGTGGCCGAGGATCAGCAAGCAGGCAGCCTTGATCTGCTTATTGCAGACCATGGGGGACTCGCCGGCATCGTCGGCAGTGACAGCTTCGTCCAGCGCTTGCTGATCTGCGTAGAAGCGACGGTTCAGATAGTCCATAGCCTGCCCTTCTGCCGCCTCGATCAGGAGCTCCAGGTATTCGTCATCATCGTCGGGATCTCGGAGATGATGCCGGGCGATGGACATGCTGATAACCGGCATTATCTACTCCTTCAGTGGCTCAAGTGATGCCAGCTTTCGCCGCACCAGCTCCTCGGCATGTCGACGCGGCACCGTGTAAGCGGGACCGCCCCGGCGACGCAGTTCCCCTTCGTCCATATAGGACCGCATCGGGTAGATCTGAAGGGTTACAGGATTGAGGCTGACCGCAGCTTCTTCCCCTGTCGCTGGCCCATCAGTGTCACCCCCAGCTTCAGTTGCCATTAACGCGGAGTGACCGCTGCTTTCACCATCGCTTGCTTCAGCGCCGGGGGCGCCGGGTTCGGCAGCCAGCACGACTGCTTCCGACCCCGATTCGGGAATCGGGCCTCGCTGGTCGGCTGGTAGCCCCTGGCCTGCGCCCTCCGCAGGGGTTGGAACCGGTCGGCCACCCGACTCGTCATTGTTTGGCGGGACTAATACACCTTCCGGGATGGCTAAGTTGTCGCCATCAACCTGGCCGGCGCTGGTTTCAGTTGCCGTGGTAGGGTCTTTGTCCTCAACCACGGGAGCGGGTGTTTCCTGTTTACGAGCCATTGGAATACTCCGGTCGGGCCCCATTGCTGGGGCCGCAGAAGGGTTACGGCGTGCCAGTGAGAGGGCCGGTCACAAAGGCTTCGGCGCGATACATGGCAAGAGCCAGGCGCTGCTCGGCGCGAACGGTGACCATGTTGTTTTCGAAATCCTTGTCGTTCTCGGTGGAGATCAGGATTTCGACGTCCATGCGATCGAAGATCTGCGCACCCAGGCCAAACGCTCCAACCAGGAAGTCATCAAGCGGCATGGCCTGAGTGGAAACGACCGGACGGCGCCACAGGGTCGGCTGAGTGTCGCCTTGAGGCTGGCCGATCAAGTAGCGGCCTTGGGCGTCCTTCAACAGCTCGATCATGGCCCAGTCGATCGGGTTGAGCACGATGCCATCGGAAGGAAACTCGGCGAGCTCTGCTTGCAGCAGGGCCAGGCGAAGCCGGTCAATGCGCTGCTCGCCGGCAACCACCACGCCGCCAGGTGGCGCATAAATCTGGGCGGCGGGGACAATGCCGCTGATGTTAGCGCCAGTGCCATTACCGAAGAGCAGTTGCGATTCCTCGGCCAGCTTCAGGCCATAGTAACCACGGGCGTCGATGAAGCTCTTGAGGGCTGGGGCATCGTCGAGGATCTGGCGACTGGCCTTGAACAGGTGCGCCAGGGTGCGCACCGGCGCGTTCTCCAGCTTGAACTTGATGTCGGAATAGGGCTTAGCACCGCCCTCCGCAACTGGTGCGGCATTATTGGTGAAGCCCTCTTCCTGCACGTACTCGACCGAGTTGCTGCCCGTCTGCCCAGGAGCAATCAGATCGCGAATCGTCAATCGACGCTCGGGCATTGCCTGGATGCCATAACGGCGGTCGGGCGCTACCAGGTCGCCAGCAGAACCGGGAACGGAAGTGATTGCCGCGCGCGTCACAGGAATGCGGCGGGAGCCACGGAAAGAGGAATCGACGCCTTCCATTTCCTTGGAGGCGGCCACGATTTCGCCGGCCGACTGCTGACGCTCAGGCTGGTTACGGTCGCGGTTGGCATTTACAAGCTTCTGCTCAGCCTCTTGCAGGCGCGCTGAGATCTCGCCCTGCTTGGTCAGCAGCTCGTCAACCTTGGCGCGGGTTTCGGTATTCATTTCACCGGAGGCTTTGATTTGCTTTTCGGTCGCCTCGGCCTGGCTTTTGATCTGGTCGCCAATGCCCTTGAGGCTGGCGTTGAGTTCCTTGACTTGGGCTTCAAAGTCCATGGTCACTTTCCTTTCAGAGAATTGAGGAGGTTGGTTGCCGCGCTCAGAGAGGCGGAGAGGTCTGGCGCGACAGCGCTGGGCTTATCGGGCGGGGCAGCGTTATGCGTACCCCCGCCGGCAGCGCGAGGCATGCCGGACTTGAAACTGGCGAACAGTTCACGACGCTCGGAGCGAGGCATGCCGCCCTTGGCCAGGGCTACATCCATGGCCTTGAGTGCATTGGCTTGCGCGGCGTCTTCGGTTTCACGCTCGGTTACCTCAGTGGCCGACAACATCCCAGTAGCTAGACCAAGCTCAACTGCACGCTTGCCACGGATGTAGGTTTCGTCGTCCATCAGCTCGGCCATGTCTTCTGTCGATTGGCCGCTGGTCTCGGCATAGAGGTCTGCCATCGCGGCGTCGAACTCCTCCATGTCGTCAGCGATATCGCGCAGGTAGTTGCGATTGCCGGCGAGCCAGGTCCAGCAGTTGTGGATCATGAGGAAGGCGCTGCTGGCCACCTCACGCTTTTTGCCGGCCAGGAAGACAATCGAAGCAGCGCTAGCCGCCATGCCGAGCACCTTGGTGGTGACCTGGTGGCTGTGCTCCTGCAGGCGGTTGTAGATAGCAATGCCTTCGAACATGTCACCGCCTGGCGAGTTGATGTATACGGTGACATCTCGCTCGCCGATGGCCTGCAGGGCGGCATCGATACGTTTCAGCGTGACGCCTTCGCCATACCAGTCCTCGCCGATCACTCCGTAAACAGTGATGGTGTCCGAGGTGTTCTCGACGGCCGCCTGGATCGCGGGATTCCATTTTTCGAGCGCGCGCGGGCTCATCTCGCTGCGCAGGCCGCGAGACTGGATCTTGTGCTTCATGGATTGCTCCCGTGATTTACTTTTCCGGCTGTTGGAGCCAGTTCATCAGTGCGGCCCGTGCGGCCTGGCTATCGTTTTGCTTGCCCAGCTGGTCAAGTGGCACCAGGTTGGAT